TGGAACACAGTATCTTGCACAACTTGGAACAGAAAACGGCGATATATTAACTTCAGAAACAGGCGCTTGGCTTCTAATAGGATAAAAAATGTCAACAATTAAAATCTCAGAATTACCTAAATTTTCAACAATCAATGCAAACACAGCAAACACTTTGTTTGTTGGTATTGATATACCCTCTGCACAAACATTCCAGTTTTCAGCTGGAACATTAGCAGCTGGTCTTTATGCAAATACTGCCTTGGTTGTTGGTAACAGCAAGAACTTAACTATTACAGGCAATACATTTCCACAAAAAGGATTCATTTTTACACCTAGAATTTTACAAGGTGCTCAGACAGCTATCACAATCGATTTTGCAACAGATTCCGTGATCCGTGCTACCTTTGCATCTACAGTAACGAATACATTATCAAATTATGTTGCAGGTAAGGTTGTTGAAATGTGGTTAACAAATACAGCAGGCAGCACCCAAAGTTTGACGCACGGTTGTTTGGCAAATAATTCAACAACAGGAACAACTTCAACAAATGTCTCAGCTGGACTCACTATCTATTTAAAATACTTTAGTATTGCTGGAGACCTTGCAAATACTTTTGTTTCTGTTGTAAAAGCATAATAAATAAATCATGGCATCAAATCTAAACATTCTCACAAATCAAGCAAAAGTAATCAGAGTTGAGACGGATTATTACAATCCGGCTGTAAAACTCAATGGCGCTTCTATCAATTCAATATATGCTTTTATTGGCCAAGAGGATTCATGGCCAATAGTGAATTCAAGTGAAACACCAACACAACCAACAGAAGACCAGACATATCTAAAAAGAGTATTTAAGAATATGTTTGCAGCCAAACTAATTGGCACCAACAATATTTCACCAGTAATTCAAAGAATTAATTGGGCAAATAATATAAACTTCTTCGCTTATTCCGATTCCGTGAATATGACCGCAAAAGATGCCAATGGATTTCTACTTTATGATTTTTATGTAAAGAATCGTTACGACCAAGTTTTCAAATGCCTTGCGAATAATAATGGCGGACTGTCAACTTCTGAGCCATATTTTCAACCAGGTTCATATGGAACAAATAATATCTATCAAGGTAACGACCTGTATAAATGGAAATACATGTATACGATTGATGCAGGACTCAAGAAAAGTTTCTTGGATACTGATTGGATGCCTATCCCTATTGGTGCAAACACACCTCAACCATATCTAACCAACGCAGGTTGTGGAGACATTGAGGTAATCAATGTAACAAACGGAGGATCAGGATATGATGCAGTTAATACATATATTGTGGTTACTATAACAGGTGATGGTACAGGAACCGTTGCAAATATAACAAGTTCACAAATAACCAATGGTGTAATTAATGATATTGTTGTCAAAGCAGGTTTTGCAGGAAACAACTATACATATGCAAATGTATCAATTAACGCATATACCTCAGCAAATCTAAGTTATATTTCTCCATTAGGTTCGAATGCAACAGCTGTAGCTCCTATCTCGCCAGTTGGCGGACATGCATATGATCCAATATCCGAATTAGGTTGTAATCATGTAATGTATTCAGTTGAATTTAATGGTTCTGAAAATGGTGTTTTGCCTACAACCGATGTAAATTATCGTCAAGTTGGACTTCTTGTTAATCCACAAGTATATGGTTCCTCTGGTGCAGCACTCGCAAATGGTGCAATATATAACACTTCAACTCAATTCCTAGTTTCATCTGGTGCAGGAAATGTTTACACCGCCGATGAAATTGTACAACAATTCGATAATAATGGAAATGTTATTTACTACGCAACAGTTTTAAATTTCAACACATCAACGAATATATTACAGTTGATAAATATAAATGGAACATATACAGTCGGCCAATCAATTATTGGTTTATCTTCGGGTGCATCGAGGGTGGTTTTGTCTGTAACTCCACCTTCACTCATTCCATTTTCAGGATATATAACATATATTGAGAATCGTGTTGGTGTTCAAAGAAGCGTTGATGGCATCGAGCAATTTAAATTTGTACTAGGATACTAAAGGAAAAAAATGTCTTTAAATTTCAATGTTGGCCCTTATTTTGACGATTTTGACCCATCAAAAAACTTTCACCGCATACTGTTTAAGCCAGGTTCTGCGGTTCAAGCTCGTGAATTAACACAGTCCCAAACAATTTTACAGAATCAAATTTCTGAATTTGCTTCTGCAATATATTCTACAAATACACCAGTTTCAGGTGGACAAGTCACACTCAATCAACAATGTTATTACATTAAACTGAACAATACTTACAACGGTGTTACAGTAACTGCTGAAAATTTTGCAGGTCAAATTATTCAAGATTCAACAGGAACAATTCTCGCTAGAGTTATTGCTACGGCCGAAACTACAACTAGTGGTTCTACTGTCGGCGACCCGCCAACATTGATTGTAACATATCTCTCAGGTGCTCAATTTACCGATGGTAGTGTTATTTCAACAAGCACAGGTTCAACATATTATGCTTCTGTCGCTACATCTACCACCACAGTAGTTGATGGAGTAACAACAACATTATCTTCTACTGGACTTTCATCAGTTGCTTCTATTGCAAATGGTGTATTTTATGTTGTTAATGGATATTCTATTTCAAATAGTACTGGCATTCAATATTCGATAGGTAATTTTGTCACCGTTAATCCACAAACAATCATTTTAGACAAGTATGATAATTTACCATCATACCGCATTGGTTTACAAATTACAGAAACAATTTACGATTACATCAATGATTCTTCTTTGTTGGATCCTGCTATTGGTGCATCCAACTATCAAGCACCAGGTGCAGACAGATATGTTATCACATTAACATTGATTACGTTGCCTTTGACTTTGGGTAATGATGATAATTTTATTGAATTGGTTCGCATTGAAAATGGTAATATTTTAAAACAAGTGGACGGCACTGTTTACTCAGCCATCGATGATTACTTTGCAAAGCGTGATTATGAAACGAATGGTGATTATATTGTTAATGATTTCAAACTAACACCATCTGCAAATTCTACATCAAATACAACCTATGATTTAAGTATTAGTAAAGGTGTTGCATATGTTCACGGTTATCGAGTAGAGAACCAATCTGATATTAAATTAACAAATACAAGAGCTCAGTCTGTTGCAAATATTAGTAATAATCCAGTTTATGTGGATTACGGAAATTATTTTGTTGTAGACACCTCCAATGGTGTATTTGATATTTCTACATTGCCTCAAGTTGATTTGCATTGTGTTCCTGCAGCTAATATTGTTTCAACAAATACTACAACTTATTCATCAACATTGATTGGTTCCGCTTTCATGCGTAACTTAAAATATAATTCAGGTACTGGAACAAATACTAAAACATATATTTTCAATGCATATATTTCAGATTTTGCTGCAAACACATTATCCGGAAATGTTACTTCTGGTACCGCAACAACATTCACAATTAATGATACAAACGGTTCATTCTCAGCCACTTCAAATTCTTACTTCAACGTAACAGTAAGTATGAATACTGGCGGTATTATTGATTTGAGAAATATTACAAGTTACAATGGTGCTTCTAAAGTAGTAAATGTGGATTCTCCATTCACAGTAACACCAACAGCAACATCAACTTTCTCATTGATATATGAAAATTATGATGTTGAATCTATTGTTAAAACTGCCGGTTCTGGTTCTTATGCTCTGACCGCAAATGTGAATATAAATGCAGCAAGTGGTAAAGTTAATGGTCTTGCAAATTCAGATACAATATTATATTCACAAGTTTCACCTGAATTAATATTTCAAATTGGTTATCCATATGTTGCACAATTAACCACTACTTCTTATTTTACACAAAGAGTATATCGTTCAAAAACATTTACTGGTAATACATTAACAGTACAAGCAACATCAGGCAATGCAAGTAATCCAGTAAGATTTCAAGGTACAGGTACTTTAGATAGTTCATCTGCGCCGCAATTATTCATGGTTGTCGATAACTCAACAGGCAATGTTTTAGATTTTACTACATCAGGTAATACAATTTCTATTAGTGGAGATAAAACAAGCGCAACATTTACGGTTGGTTCTGGTGTTGGTGGAAATAAAAATGTTACGATTATTGCACAAGTTCAAGCAAGCAGCGGTGATTCTTCAAGTTATGTTTTAAAATCCAAATCTTTAGTTACGGGTAACACCGTAACTGTTGGTACACTTGCATCAGTTTCTGGAACAAATTCTTATCAGGATTTAACGAAAGGTCAAATTACAATTAGTAAAACAGACATTACAGCAACTGGAAAAATGTCATTGTATGTAAATGATGTTAAAAGAATTGTAGGTGTATTTGATTCAGGTGTTGCTGGTACAAATCCATCAGGTTCATTGTCAAATTATACAGATATTACTTCTTATTTCACATTAGACAATGGCCAAAGAGATAGTTTCTATGACCATGCATCGGTTTCATTGATTCCAGGTGCGCCGATTCCTTCAGGAAATATTCTTGTTGCTGTAGATTACTATTCTCACACACAAGCATCTTCTGGTGATGGTTATTTCAGTATCCAATCATATAATACAGCAGGCTCAACTTATGGTGGTGTATCGAGTTCAGCAGAAGCTTATGCACAAATTTCAACATACACAGCTAAAGATGGTGTACAATATGCATTAAGAGATTGTATTGATTTTAGGCCTTGTCGCGCTAATGGTCAGACTGCATATGTTTGGGAATATTCAGGTACACAAACTTCTACGAATGATATTGGTATATTGATACCCAATAATTTATCAAACTTTACAGGTTTCTATCAATACTATTTGGGTAGAAACGATAAATTAGTATTAACAAAAGATAAGAGTTTTAATATAATTCAAGGTACACCTTCTGTTAATCCATTATTACCAAATGAACCATCCGGTTCTTTGATAATTGCAAATTTATTTCACGACCCATATACAGCTTTTGTTCCTGGTGAGGGTACACCTGGTGTTCCATCAAACTTGTCTGTCAATAAAATTATTCACAAGCGTTGGGCTAAAGAAGATATTACAGATTTGGAAACTCGTGTTAATAATTTGGAATATTATACATCATTAAGTATTTTAGAACAAAAAGCTAGTTCTTTACAAATTCCTGATGCTAATGGTTTAAATCGTTTTAAGAATGGTATATTGGTTGATGATTTTTCATCATTTGGAACAGCAGACACACAAAATCCAGACTATGCTGCAAACATCAATGTTCGTAAAAATCAACTAACTGCATTGCAATTGGTTGATAATTTCCAACTCCAAAATCCTGTTGTGCTTGCGAGTTTAGGAACGATAGCAAATACAAATAGTTATAGAATTAATAGCATCAATGGTGCTCAAACAAATCTGTTTACTTTACCATACACAACAGAAAATGTTGCTGTTCAACCACTTGCAAGTAGTACAGTTTCTGTAAATCCATTCAATGTTTCAGTCCAACAGGGGTTATTACAAATGAACCCACCAATGGACAATTGGGTAGATAACAATCAAGCACCAGCGATTTTAGTTACTAATCCTAATTTCCAAATTTATCAAGCTTCAGCTGGTGTTAATTTGTTAAATTCTGGTGATTATCAAACTATTCCAGGAACATTATCATCAAGTAGTAGTTCTAGCTCAAGCGTATCCACTACTAGTACATCCAGGACAACTACTGTAAGCACAACAACGCAAACATATGCAAGTCAAATTCAAAATGTTACTTCAGGTGCATATAATCCTACTTCTTCCACATTTGGAATTAATAATGGATACTTGACTAATATTACAGTATTGCCTTACATTAGACCACAACAAGTTATTATTCGTGCATCTGGTTTGTTGGTCAATTCAAATGTATCGACATTCTTTGATGGTATAGATGTATCAAAATACATGACTGCACCAAATACAATTGAATTAACAGGTATTTCTGGCACATTTAATAATGATGATATTATTGGTTTTTATATTGCCAGTGTGTTTTATCCAATTGCTCGCGTAACAACGGTTTATTATTATACAGATACGACAAAGGTTCGTTTATATGTTTCAGATATTCTTGGTGTTCCTAATTTATTAGGATCCACAACTTTAAGGAATGCAACCTTCGACTCCAGTGGAAATTACTTGTCTTCTTCTGCATCAGGAACAGTAGCTTCTAATTCAGTAATAAACATAAGCCAAAGTGGTTCAATTAGTGGTGTTGGTGGTGGTTGGTCAAATACATTAAATGGTAATACAACAACACAAATATTTGGAACACCAATCGTGCAAAACTATTCATCATTATTGAATAATTATGGAGTTTGGGGTGATGGAACTAATAGTGCCAATTTTAATTTTACTTCACCTGTTACACTTACTGCTAATGGAATTCACACGATAGAAGTTGGTGCATCAGGTTCAGCAACAGTTTATGCAAATGGTACAAGCATTGGAACTTCTTTAACAAACACACCAGCATCAACAACAACTTTTACTTATACAGTATCAAATGCACCAACAACAGTAAAAATTGGATGGTCGGCAACAAGTTCAGGTACAACAACATCAGCTTTTGGTATGACGATTAAGAATCCATCAAACACAATCGTATATACTACAATTAATCCACCGATTACATATACTAATGCAGGAACTTCTGTTAGAATGCCAGCTGGTGCAGAATGGTTTGTTGGTGCAACTCAATTGAGATTGGATCCCGCTACTGCTTCAAATACTTCTAGTTACTATGTTGGTTCAACAATTAACATTACATCAAAATATGTTTACAGTTTTGATGTATCTGCAACATATGTTCCACCTGCACCAAAACCTTCTGGAGGTGGCGGCGGTGGAGGCAAAATCATCTGTACCAAATTATACCAATTGGGACTAATGGATGAATCAATTTACAAGGCAGACCAAGAATTTGGTGAATTGTTAAAATTGAATGATCCTGCAGCCTATCATGGTTATATTCGTTGGGCTACAGTTGTTGTTGATTGGATGTCCGGGGAAGGTCCACAATGTATGTTCTGGATTAAAAATGATAAAAAGCGTTCTGAAGTTCAAGCAAAACTTGCAACAAAATGGGCTCATAGAATTGCAACACCTTGGGCGGAACACATGGCATATATAATGGGTAAGAGAGATAAAGATAATCTCGCTGGTAAAATTATTATGAATATTGGTAAACCAATTAGTAAAATAGTCAACTTATTACCAAGAAAAGACAAGCAAGCTGGTATAGTAACAGGTTACGGAATGTGGGCACTATTTGCTTTCTTATATACAATTAGTAGAGTTTTTGGCGATAAATCATTTCCAAAGACAATAAATAATTAATAAAATTTTGGAAAAATAAATGACAACACTTTATCGCTCAAGTCTTTACACTTATTCTGCAACCATTACAGCATATGATCCGGTAACAAAACTTGTTACACTTAGTACTCCTGTAAATTTATCGTTAGGTACAAATACAGAAATGGGTGGAGATATTAGTTCTCGTTATTCCATTTCAGGCAATTTAACTAAAATTAACGCGGCGGTGCAAGCTGGAAACTCATTAGCTAAACCTTCGACCGATGAAGCTGGTAATTTTCTTGGTATTTTCAATATTCCTTCTACTACATTTCAAACCGGAAGTAGAGTATTTCGCGTAGATAATAGAACTGTACCCACAGATTTAACAACTGCAACAACATTTGCCGAAGGAGCATTTCTCGCCTCAGGTCTTTCAACATCCTCACAAAAATTAGATTTTGCACCTTCAATAGATTCTTCTAAATCTGTATTCACTCAAGTAAATCAAAGAGCCAATCAATTAATTAGTTCAGTTACAACGACTAGTTCTACTACTGTGCAAACAGGTAATAGTGATCCGGTTGCACAAACATTTATTGTTTCAAAAGATAATTACCCCAATGGTATTTTCTTATACTCAATCAAATTATTTTTCTATTCAAAACCTTCAACAAATATTCCAGTAAAAATTAGTGTTGTACCTACAATTAATGGTTATCCCGGTGGTTCTACATTGGATTACTCCACAGTAATGTTACTTCCAAACCAAGTAAATACATCTAGTACACCACATTATTTGGATCCAAATGCTTACACAGAATTTGTTTTTGATGCTCCAATTTATATTCAATCCGGTGTATTGTACGCTTTTATTGTTAATTCAGCTTCTAAAGATTATGTACTTTATTATGGTCAACAAAATCAAATAGCTGTACCTTCTACTGCAAAAGCTAAAGTATCAGATGCAAATCCAAGTAATCCAACAAAAATTGGAGCAGCTCCTTATGTTGGTGCTTTGTTTGAATCTCAAAATGGTATAACATGGTCAGCAGACCAAACAAAAGATTTGATGTTTGTTATTGATAAATGTGTGTTTTCTACAACTACAGCTTCAGTTCAGTTTACTGTACCAAAAGGTTTGCCATTTAGAAAAATGGGCAACCAAGATATTTTGAATAAGATAGATGCGAATAGTGCCTCACAGATATTTGGTAATTATTCGCCAACCAGAGTTTATGATGCAATGAATATCACTACAACCGACCTTGCACCAACAGGAACAAGTATCAATTATTCATATACAGCAACATTAAAGACTGGAAATGTACCAACAGGAACAAGTTCAATTACTCCTGGAAGATTAGGAAGTCCTTTACCTGATGACATTTACTTAAATGATGGAAATGGAGAAAGAACCCTATTAAAGTATTCAAATAATTCCTTCTCATTGTATGCAACAATGGCCACAAGTGATCCTAACGTGACCCCAATCATTTCGGACGATGGTGTTACGATGTATGCGATTTCTTATCTCATCAATAACATGGGAATTGGTAATAATGTTATATCTATTACCAATCCAGGTTATGGTTATAACGTCAATGCAACAACAATATCAATTTCAAGTCCAGATGTTGGTTCAAATGTTGCAACATTAGGATTTACTGCAAATGCCAACGGTGCAATTACTTCTGTATATGCAATTACACCAGGTTCTGGTTATTTAACAACACCAACAATTACAATTTCTAATGCCGCAACACGTGGCGGAAATGCAAATGCTGTTGTTGCAGTAACAGGCGAAACATCACCAAAAGGTGGTAATTCATATGCAAAATATTTCACTAAGAAAGTTGTACTTGCACCAGGAAATGATTCAGGTGATTTAAGAGTATTTTATACTGCATACAAACCATTAGGCACAGCCGTCTATGTTTATTATAAAATTTTGAATTCATTAGATACAGCTCCGTTTGAATCAGGTAACTGGCAGCTGATGACAACTATGCAGAATCCAAATGCATTTTCAACATCTAGAACTGATTTGTATGAATACGAAGCCGCGCCAGGCATTTATGCAAGTAATCAAGCAAACAATAGCATCAGTTATGTAAGTACAACAACAGGTCAAAAGTATACATCATTTATTCAATTTGCAATCAAAATTGTTTTAGCGACAAGTGATAATACAAATGTTCCTTTCTTAACAGATATTCGTGCATTGGCATTACCGGCAGGAACAGGAATCTAAAATGGAACTAGTAAGAGTTACTGGAACAAATTTTGTTCGTGATATAAACAGTAGAGCTCTTTTGCCTACAGATAGTACAGAGAAGAATGAGTATTATAATAAACTTAGGCTGGTAAAGATTCAAAAAGAAGAAATAAATAAAGTAAAATCAGAAATAGATTGCATCAAATCAGACATGTCCGAGATTAAATCGTTGTTGCAACAATTACTAATAAAAGGTTAAGATGGCAAATACAGTTAATATTTTAGGTTTCGCCAACACATTTGGTGATTGGATTGTTGCAACAAACGCCGATTCAAATGAAATCAATTCAATCGGTAAGTATGATTGGACAAAAGATTCTGGAACTTTGTTTTTAAATGGAACAGGCACATCTCTATCGGTTAGTAACAACGCAATTGTTGCAGGTCAACTACAAGTTACAGGCACAAGTTCTTCCGCAACTATAGATAACAATTTAACAGTTGGTAAACAAGTATATCTCACAAATACCACACAAAGTTTAGTTGCAAGTGGTTCAATTACCTCTAACGGAACAATTTACGCCACCAATACAGGCACAAGTTTATCGGTATCAAATAATTCCACTTTAGGTGGAACATTAACTGTTTCCGGTAGTACAATAATTTCAAATACAATCAATGTATTACTCGCAACAACATTACAAAATTCATTGAGTGTTGGTGCGGGTGCAGCAATTACAGGAAATGTAAGTATAACAGCAAACACTTATACATCATTCTTGACTGCAAATAATAGAATTAACGCTGGTCAATTAACAGTAACTTCAAATGGTAATTTTAATGGTTCTATTATTGCATCAGTAAGTGCAGTTGTTAATGGTTATGATGTTGTTCCTTATATTTTAGGAGCATTCGTTCAAGCAAACTCCGCTTATGGTTCTCAAAACGTAACCGGTACCTATGCTAATTCAGCATATTATACTGCAAACTCAGCACAACTATATGCTAATGGTGCTTTTTTACAAGCTAATGCGGCTTATGGTTCTCAAAATACTACTGGTACCTATGCTAACTCCGCATATTATACTGCAAACTCAGCACAACTATATGCTAATGGTGCGTTTGTACAAGCCAATGCGGCATTTATATCATCTAATGCAATAAATTTAACACAGAACACCAGTATTACAGCTGCATTTTTACAAGCCAATGCAGCTTATGCATCTCAGAATACTACTGGCACCTATGCTAACTCAGCATACAGTTCACAGAACGTAACCGGTACCTATGCAAACTCAGCATATTTGTTTGCCAATAATCTACAATCTGGTGCTCAAACATTCAACAATATGACGTTGACTGGAACATCACTTTCAGCAACAAATGCTGTTGGTGCATTTTCATCACTAACAACATCAGGTGGTTTGACTGTTGGAGGTACGTTTACAATTAACGGAACAACAGTTTATACAACAAATAATTTTGTAATAAATGCAAACACAAATACACCCGTTATAAGTTATTTTAGTATTAATAGAGGCACGGCAAATAATCAACCAAATGGTATTCCAAATGCAAACGCTGCAATTCGTTGGTATGAAACAGGGAAATATTTTGATATTTTAGATGTAAACAATGGAACACAATATTCGCAAATAATGACTGCGAATATGATTTCTGACAGCACAACATCAACAAGTACAACAACTGTTCCTACAAATAAAAATTTAACAGCATCATTCTTGCAATCTAATTCTGCATTCTTGCAAGCCAATGCGGCATATGGTTCTCAAAATACTACTGGTACCTATGCTAACTCTGCATATCTGGCAGCTAATGGTGCTAATGCTAATGCGATAACAACAGGCACTTATGCCAATACTGCTATAACCAATGCAGCTACAGCAGATTCCAAGGCAGTTACTGCTGGTTCTTATGCTAACTCTGCATATACAGCAGCTAACTCAGCATTAACTACATCAAATGCAATCGATTTAACACAAAACACTAGCATTACGGCTGCATTTACACAGGCAAATACTGCTACTACCAATGCAGCTACGGCTGATTCTAAAGCAGTTACTGCTGGTTCTTATGCTAACTCTGCATATACTCAAGCAAATACGGCCACCACCAATGCAGCTACAGCAGATTCTAAAGCAATTACTTCTGGTTCATATGCCAATTCAGCATATACTGCTGCCAATACAGCAGATTCAAAAGCAGTATCAGCTGGTTCATATGCTAACTCAGCATATACTCAAGCGAATACTGCTACTACGAATGCATCTACGGCAGATTCTAAAGCAGTATCAGCTGGTTCATATGCTAACTCTGCATTTACGACAGCTAATAATGCATTACCAAAAACTGGTGGTACTTTATCTGGTGATTTAGGTATAACTGGTAATCTATTTGTTAATGGAACTTCTTCATATATTAATGTTGCAACATTCCAAACAGTTGACTCATTGATTAAATTAGCCGCAAACAATTTATCTGACACAATCGATATTGGTTTCTATGGACAATATGTAAGTGTAGGTACAAAATATACAGGTTTAGTGAGAAGTGCAGCAAGTAACTATTATCTATTTCAAGGTATAACAACAGATCCAACAAGTAACTCAGTTGGTGCCATAGCATTTGCAAACTATGGAACATTAAATGCAAATATTGCTGCAGGACAAATAACTTCTTCGCAAGCTATACCAGTTACATCTGGTGGTACAGGTGTTACATCAAGTACAGGAACAGGTTCGGTTGTACTATCAACTAGTCCAACTTTTACAACTCCCGCTCTTGGTACTCCATCATCTGGTAACTTAGCAAATTGTACATTCCCAACACTTAATCAGAATACAACTGGTACTGCTGCTGGACTATCCGCAACTCTTGCTGTTGCTTCTGGTGGTACAGGTGTTACAACAAGTACAGGAACTGGTTCAAATGTATTATCAACCAGTCCAACTTTAGTAACGCCATTACTTGGAACACCAACTTCTGGTAACTTAGCAAATTGTACATTCCCAACATTAAACCAGGATACAACAGGATCGTCAGCATCATGTACCGGTAATGCTGCTACAGCAACAACTGCTGGTAGTGCAACAACATTTACCAGCACATCACAAAATTCTCAATTCAATTCGATTGGTATAGGTACGGCTGCATCAGCAACAGCGGGTGAAATTCGTGCTACTAATAACATTACCGCATATTATTCGGATAATAGATTAAAAACAAAATTAGGAAATATTACAGGTGCATTGAGTAAAGTTAAGTCTCTCAATGGTTTTTATTATGAAGCCAATCAAACAGCACAAGATTTAGGATATAAAGTAAAACGTGAAGTTGGTGTTTCTGCACAAGAAGTACAATCAATTTTACCTGAAATTGTTTCTCCGGCACCTATAGACGCTCAATATTTAACTATTGATTACGAACGCCTGGTGCCATTGTTGATTGAAGCTATTAAGGAATTAAGTGACCAAGTAGAAGAACTGAAGGCAAAACTACCGTAAAAAATATCATAAATATGATGAGTGCAAAAATTAAAAGGTATAAAAAATGGCCGCAGGATATTCAGACCAATATTTGGAACAAGGTTCCACTTTTACATCTCAACTAACATTAGCTGATGATTACGGAAGCCCTTATAATCTCACAGGTTTTACCATAACATCTAGAGCTAAAAAGTCTTACACCACCGCCAATGTTGCGTTTAATTTCACAACAACAATTACCAGTGCAAATAATGGAATCGTAACACTTTCTTTATCTGCACCCGCAACTGCAAATATACCTTATGGTAAATATGTGTATGATGTTATTGCAACAAGCCCAACTAGTCAGATTTCTAGGATATTAGAGGGACAAATTTATGTATCTCCAGGGGTTACTGGTGTAACTAATTCTTATGGTACAGATGCATAATGTCAATATCAAATATTAATGTAAGAGTTGGACCAGGTGCACCGGCATCTGTACAGTCTACTGCACAATTTTTAGGTGCTTCAGACCAAACTGCACAGATTCAACGCATTTATGATGTAGC